TACCTACATCACAGGAAACCACTACTTTTTCCTACAGTGGTGTAAGATTGATATCGGATACCCATCGTACCTCGACTTTCAAAGGAGACTATTCATACACCTTGAAGCCTGCAATGTAGACCCTAGGTGTGTCGGACAGATATATGTGAAGTGTCGTCGTTCTGGATACACGAATATGTCTGCCGCTGTTCTGGTTAACGAGGGAACACAGGTGAAGGAGAAACTACTGGGGATTATGTCTAAGACAGGATCGGACGCCCAGGAAAACATATTTATGAAAAAGGTAGTGCCTATGTATAAGTCGCTGCCTTTCTTCTTTAAGCCGATACAGGATGGTACTACTAACCCAAGAATGGAACTCGCATTTCGTGAGCCGTCTAAAAGAATCACTAAGAAGAACAAAACTTCTTCAAGAGGCGAAGCCCTTAACACAATCATTAACTGGAAGAACACTACCAATAACGCATACGATGGGGAGAAACTCCACATACTATATCTTGACGAAGCAGGCAAGTGGGAGAAGGGTAATGATATACGAGAGGCATGGCGCATACAGCGCACTTGTTTGCTTGTAGGTAGAAAGATTGTAGGCAAGGCTATCGTAGGTAGCACGGTGAATCCATTAGACCGTGGAGGCAAGCAGTACAGAGAGATGTACTATTCCAGTAGTGTTAACGAAAGAAACGAGAACGGCAGAACCAAGAGCGGCTTATACAGCGTATTCATACCAGCGTACGAATCATTGGAAGGATTCTTTGACGAGTACGGTATGCCTGTTGTAGAAGACCCAGAGAAGCCGATGATTGGCCTTGAGGGAGAGTATATAAGTATTGGTGCCAAGACCTATCTAAAGAACGAAAGGAAAGGACTCTCTGGCGATTCTTACGAACTCAATGAAGTCATCCGTCAGTTTCCATTTACAGAAGCAGAGGCATTCAGAGACAGCGCTAAAGCATCGCTGTTTAATGTACAGAAGATATACGAACAGGTAGAATACAATCAAGATTTGTTCCCTTCTCCGATTGTTGTAGGAAACTTTGGTTGGGCAAACGGAGTGATAGATAGCGAGGTAGTGTTCAAACCAGATGCCAACGGACGATGGAGAATCGCATGGCTTCCGCCTGTAGAATTACGAAACAAAAACAAACCAGAAAACGATTGGCTAGGATGTGCTGGAGTCGATAGTTATGATATTGATGCTACGGTAGACGGACGCGGTTCAAAAGGTGCATGTCATTTCTATAATAAATTCAACATGCAACACCCGTCAAATATGTTTGTTGCAGAGTATGCTTCTCGCCCGCCTTTGGCTAAGATTTTCTACGAGGATATATTGATGGCTGCTAAGTTCTATAGTTACCCGGTATTGATTGAGAACAACAAGTACGGCATCGCAAGGTACTTTGAATCAAGGGGTTACAGTCACTTCTTGTTAGACAGACCGGAACATCTTACCTCTAGTTATGGAAGCAAGACAAAAACAAAAGGTATTCCATCCAACTCTGCTGATGTAATACAGGCGCACGCACAGGCCATAGAATCATACATACATTCTCACGTTGGGCTCAATGAAGAAACACTGGAATACGGTAAGATGTATTTCGAGAGAACGCTAGAGGATTGGATCAACTTTAAGATAGATGACAGAACCAAGTATGACCTTTCTATTTCTAGTGGTTTGGCATTACTTGCTGCTCAAGGAAACAAACCTGTGCAGAAGAAATCAGACTTCACGGGCAAGCAGTTCTTCCGTAAAGGTCAGATAATTATACGAAAATAATAAGAGGTATATTTGCATAAGTAGCAATCTCGAATATGAACAACGAATACAAACCTGGACAGTCTTCGTTTCCAGATCCGTTAGCGGGTACCGAGGAAAAGATGGGCAAGGAATATGGCCTCCAATATGCGAAGGCTATGTTTGCTCAGTGGATTGGAAGCGACTACCAGAACTCTCTGTACGGAAGAAGAAACAGCGAGTTCGAGCGCTGTAGAGATTACGCGCAGGGTACGCAGGACACGTCCATCTACAGACAGATACTTAACTCCTTAGAAAACAATAACGGCGACGGAACACTGTTGACACTGGACTACACTCCAGTTCCAATCGTTCCTAAGTTTGTAAAGATTGTGGTGAACAAGATTCTCTCAAGAGAACCGTACCCACAGATTGAAGCCGTAGACCCGCTATCTAAAACGGAGAAAGACAGAAAGAAGAATGCTACGATATTGCGTATCGAGAATCGCGATATGATTGAAGAAGCCAAGTCTCTTGGCCTTCGTGTTAAACAAGACCCAGGACAACTTCCGGAGACTCCAGAGGAAACTGAAATCTTCCTAGACACCAACATCAAGACGGATGCAGAAATCTCTGCACAGATTGCTACTGAGATGACGTTGAAGTGGAACGACTTTAACCAATCCATCTACCGTCGTTGTGTAGAAGATTTAGCCACACTAGGTATGGGTATTGCTAAGAGAAGCAACGACCCTAACTATGGAATCAAGGAGGAATACGTAGACCCTAAGAAGTTCATCCACAACTACACGGATGATCCAAACTTCACGGACCTAACCTACGCTGGTCATTTCAAGTACATTACCATCATGGACCTCAAGCGTATTGCGGGTAATCAATTTACCGAGCAGCAGTACGAGGAGATTGCTAAAACCGTGATGAACAAGTACGGAAACAATCCAACGCAGTTCTCTACAACAGGGTACACTTACGATAGACCTGGCACTCGTTACCGTCAAGGATACGACGAGTATAAGATTGAGGTACTGGACTTCGAGTTCATGTCGGTAGACAACATCATCTACGAGAAGAAAGAGTCTGCTTACGGAAACATCGGCTTCTATTACAAAGGAAACGAATACAATGCACCTCAGCAATCTGTCTACAACAGAGAAGCGGTGTACATGAAGAACGCAACTGTATATGGCGGTAGTTACATTGTAGGTACAGAGCACATCTTCAACTACGGTCCAAAGAAAAACATTCCTAAGAACGTACACGACATTTCTCGTGCGCGTCTTTCTTACAGCATCGTAGCCACAAACATTCGCGGAATGATTCCTAAGTCAATGGTATCTTCTGTGATTGGGTTCGCGGACATGCTACAGATTACACACCTCAAACTACAGCAGTCTATTGCTAAAGCAAAACCAGACGGTCTTATCATTGACATTGAGGGATTAGAGAATGTACAGTTGGGTCGCGGTGGAGAATTACAGCCGCTAGAGATTCAAGACATCTACGAACAAACCGGTGTCTTCTACTACCGTAGCAAGAACCCAGAGGGAGGATTCCAGAATCCACCAGTTCGAGAAATCGGAAACCGAATCAGAAACATTCAAGAACTAGTCACGCTATACAACCACTACCTCGGAATGATTCGAGATGCTACTGGTATCAACGAGGTAATGGACGGTACTTCTCCAAAAGGAGAACAACTAGTAGGCGTGAGACAGCAAGCGTTGGCTGCTGGTAATAACGCTATCTACGACATTACCAATGCAGCGATGGTGCTCTACAACAAGGTGTGTGATGACATCGTGCGCTGTTTGCAGGTTATCCCTAAAGAGAGTATTCTCTATAAGGTGTACACCAATGCGGTTGGAGAAACCAATATGGCGGTACTCAACTCGTTCGATAATCTTGCGATGTACAACTTCGGTGTTGTGGTGGTCACAGAGATGAACGACGCAGACAAAGCGTACCTTGAACAAAACATTCAGATTGCACTTGGACAAAAAGAAATTGACCTTGAAGATGCGATTGCCATTCGACAAATCAAAGACATTGAACAAGCCGAAAGATTGTTGGTGGTCCGCAGAAAGAAACGCATCAAGCAACAACAAGAGATGGCTGCTCAGCAGGCTCAACTACAGGCTCAGTCAAACGCTCAAGCCGCACAGGTAGCAGCGCAGATGGACATGCAGAAGGAGCAGTTGAAGGCACAAATCGAGGCACAGAAGATTCAATTAGAAGCACAGACTAAAGCGCAGTTGATTGAGTTGGAGTACCAATACAAAATACAGATCGAACAACTACGAGGACAGTTTGGTATCACCGAGCAACAGATTGAAAGCGGAGTGAAGATGCAAGCGGACCAAGCAGCGGAAGATCGTAAAGACCAGAGAATAGACAAGCAGGCTATGGCGCAAAGCAAACTGATTGCACAACGCCAAGGACAGCGTCCACCGCTTGACGAAGACGTAGTAACTAACTTAACAATATCATAGAATGGCCTGCACATCATGTTCATCTAGCCCATGTACTTGCGGTACATCGTCTACAGTAAACCTAAATACTGCAGCACAGGTAAACATCTGTACCCGTAGAGGAGACACCTTTGTATTGGAGGTAAATGTTTCTGACAAGGACGGTCAAAGAATCGACTTGACAAACTATACATTCAAGATGGAGGTTCGCGAATACGACAACGGCCCATTAGTTATTTCAAGTTCAAACATCACTTTGTCTGGAACAGACCAAGGAGTCTTGACTATTACTATCACAGCCGCAAACATGCTCGTAGACGCAGGTACTTATGTATATGGAGTACAAGCCACACTAGTGGCGGACAGCACCGTAAGCACTTGGCTATACGGAACCTTTGAAGTAATACAAGACATCGTAGAAAACTAATGGCTGACAACAGCGTAAATATAGACGTAACCCAACCTGGGTCAATCAATGTTGATATCACAACAGGTGACGGGAAGAAATTTGATTTTCAAATCCCAGACGACTCTGTTGTAGAGTTGACCAAGAAATCCATTAAGCAATTCGTAGGAGCGAAAGGCCAGAAGGGTCTCAAGGGACAAAAGGGTGAGAAGGGTCAAAAGGGACAGATAGGTAGTGGTGGTGTTATCGCTCACTATGGAGTATTCTATAGCGATGTAGACCAAACCATATCTACTGTTAATACACCTCAAATTGTTACGCTGAATCAAACCGACCAAGCCAACGGTGTAAGTATATCTAATAACCAAATCATTATTTCTGAGATTGGTACCTACAGAATGTCTGTGACAATGCTGGTATCTAACCTCAGTAACGCACCGCAGGATGCAACATTTTGGTTAAAGTTTAAAGGTACTGATTATCCAGACAGCGCCCATCATGTTACCCTCCCGGAGAGAAAGAACTCTGGTATTCCTTCTGAGCAAATCATTGAATTTTCTTTTATAGGAACTTCTCTTGCACCTAATGATTACGTTGAAATATACTGGCAGTCGGATAGTTTAGATGTATACCTAGACGCTACCGCTGGGCTGCTTGTACCAAACTCTAACTCTGTTCGTGTCAACATCAACCAAGTTACCTATACTCAGTTAGGACCCAAGGGAGAGAAAGGTGATAAAGGACAGAAGGGGCAGAAGGGCGAAATAGGAGTCAAGGGTCAGAAGGGTCAGAAAGGTATCAAGGGATATGGAGACAAAGGCTTCAAAGGACAGAAAGGCGAGAAAGGACAAAAGGGACAGAAAGGACAAAAAGGTCAGAAGGGACAAAAGGGTCAAAAAGGACAGAAGGGTCTAAAGGGCGAACATACGTTTGGGTTCTACTCCAATTTTAGTTCAAGCACAGATACCACTACAGACCCTGGTTCTGGTAAATTTAGATTTGATAACTCCACTGTTACCATCGCAACAGAGATGGCGATTAGCATCTACGATGCGGACGGGATTGATGTTAATCGCATCATAGCAATCCTAAATGATTCCACCAACCCTAAGAAGGCAATCATTACCGTAACAAATCCATCTGACTATACAGAGTATTCTTCGTTCTGGGTTACAAACATTGTTAAAGGTAGCGGAGGTACTGGAGACTTTTATGAAGTTACTTGTTCTTTCTTAGGTGGTCCAACCCACAGTTTTGATGATGGGGAACTATACTTCCTTGGAATTGTCATTATTGGAGATAAAGGAAACAAAGGACAAAAGGGTGAGAAGGGTCAGAAGGGCCAGAAAGGCCAGAAAGGTCAGAAAGGACAAAAGGGACAGAAGGGTCAAAAAGGAGTACAGGGTAGAGACTCTTACGGTTTTGATACCACGTTTGACAGCAGCACAAGCACAGGAACAGCGCCGGCAAGCGGTGAGTTCAAACTAAACTCTGCTAGCCTAACGGCTGCTACTGTTTTAGCAATCAGTGACGATGATGCGTATGGAAACGATGTTCACGACGCTATTCTTTCGTTGGTTGATTCTACTAATCCAAGAGGTGGTATAATTACGTTTAGAGATAATTCGGATCCAAATGAATTCATCTCATACTATGTCACTCAA